TCTTGCATCCATTAAATAATTTATTGTATTGTCTTTATATTGTTTTTTGAATAAATACAATTATTAAAAAAACATAAAAAAATATATAAATCATAAATATTATTTTTAACAGTTCCGAACCTTGAAGATTTAGACCCTTGAAGATTTAGACCCTTGAAGATTTAGACCCTTGAAGATTTAGACCCTTGAAGATTTTTATAGAAATTTTATCTTTCTATTATATAATGACAAAACTTACAGAAAGAGGTTCTGTCTCAAAAGATGATTTATTTTACAATAAATCGTCACATCGTATTGTTAGTTTAAAAAAACACACAAGAAAGGGAAAATTTGGATATATTCGTATTAAGAGTAAAAGCCAAAAGAACAAAAAAGGCGGAAAAATGATCAGTGAAAGTGATCAAAAAATGTTCGACAAGTCGAATGCTGAATTAGCCGACCTTGCTAAAACCAGTTTATCTTTTGAAGACAATCGTAAACTGACACATTTACCCGAGTTGCCCGAAACATTGAAAACTTTATCGTGTGAAAACAATCCTAAATTGACACATTTACCCAAGTTGCCCGAAACATTGGAACTATTAATTTGTAGAAAAAATCGTTTACTGACAGATTTACCTGAGTTACCGGCTTCTCTCAAAAGTTTATATTGTACCGACAATCATTCACTGACACATTTACCCGAGTTGCCCCAAACATTGGATTCTTTATCGTGTGACGGCAATCCTAAATTGACAGTTTTACCTGATTTGCCTCAAACATTGACAATTTTAAATTGTTCCAACAATCCTAAATTGACAGTTTTACCCGAGTTGCCCCAAACATTGATACAATTATATTGTCACGACAATCCTAAATTGACAGTTTTACCTGATTTGCCCGAAACATTGACCACTTTATATTGTTACAACAATCCTAAATTGACAGTTTTACCAGATTTGCCCGAAACATTGAAATATTTTGAGTGTTCCAATTGTCCTTTATTAATGGAACTTTATCCATTCGAAGAATTAACACTTAAAAATATTAGAAAGTATCAAAATGAAAGTTATCGTTCATATGATTTCAAATAAAGCGAACTTATAAACTTCCTACAATAAAAATATACATTCCAAAACATCATAGAAGATTCTATGATGTTTTTTTGTAAAAAAAAACAAATTTACCACACATTACTCTTTACATCCGCTAACTTTCCAAATATGTCAATAATTGTTGAAATTTATCTTTTGTAGATATATTTTTACTCTGTGTAGTTTTATAATCTCCTAATTGTAAGTCTTTTTGTTTTGGATGGTTTTTATCACAACAAAATCCATCACCGCGTTTTTCGGTTTCTGGAATGTAATAGCAGTTTTTTGGTATTTCATCCTCATTAACGCCACAATTTTCAGGTAATTTATTTTTTCTAACATATTCTCGTTGTTTTGGGATATATTCAATAATAGGTTTTATTTCTTTTATTTGATTTGGCTGTTGTTTTGTGATTATTATTTTTGTTTTTTCGACTTCTTGTTTTTCTCGTTTTCCAAGTTTATTTAATGATTGTTGAATTTCAGGTAATACAATATTATTTTCAAGTGTATAATTAGCTATTTTTTTACAATTTTCAATAAATTCATTATCGTTTAAGGAACCTTTCATATAATTACATTCTGAACAACAAGAAACGCAATTTTCAGTAGTATATCCAACCATATTATCTTTTCTGTCGACTCCATTTGAATGAGACATAGTTGTTTCTTTTTTACAATAATAGCAATTGCTTTTTATAAAAGTGTCAAATTCATTTTCGGTTAAAGAAAACTCAAGACCCTTTTTTAATGCTCTTGATTTATAATTTTCTTGAGTTGATGATGATGAATCCGGAAAAAGTTCTGGATGAAATATTCCATTTCCGTTAAATTGCTTGGATATATGTTGACATCTTTTTATAAATGTATCTGGGTCTAATGAACCTTTTATAAAATTACATGTTTTACAACAACTTACACAATTTGATTTTTCATAAGCAATATTGCTATCCATGCGGTCAATGCCATTTAACGTATTTTCTGATATAAAATTACAATAAAAGCACTTTGACGTCATTAATTGATAACAAATCTCGTCTGTCAAATCATCATTCCAAATTATTTTTTTAATTTGTGCTTGTTGTTTTATTGCACGAAAACGAGACGCAAAATTATTTTTTCTCCATTCAGAAATATGTTCTTTATTGTTATCTCTATAATTTTTTGCGTTTTTTGCGTTTCTTTCTAAATATTCTTTTTCATCTTTTTCTCGTTCTCTTTCACGATATTTTATATCACGTCTAACTTCTCTTTGTTTTGCATTTATTTTTGAAGCGATTGCTGGTTCTTTTTTATGTTTTTCATCATTTTCACGACAAGTTAAACATTGCTTCACAACTTGTCCTGATTTTCCAATGAAATTTTCTTTCAATCTGTAAACTTTACAATGTGTACATTGTATTCCGGATTCTTTAGTTTGAGGACTTCTATCAATTTCAACAATAGTCGTATTCATTACAATTGAATAAATAATATATCTAAATAATTATTCAATTTTACAGATATAACAAAATAATATAACAAATGTTTAATTGGAATAGGCGCTCTACTACCCCCAATTTTCACTGGGGGGATGGACTGTATCTTAAGCAGACTCGGGTTGCTTACACCTTCATCATCTACCGATTACCGTTCAGTCTCTGACGGCAAACCATGGACTAGCAAATCGTCTTTAGGTTTTAACCATGCGGATTGTCCAATCTTTAACATTATTACGATACCCAAGTTCTATTCTTGGCCATAGATGGATTTCTCTCATCTACTTCGTAGTTAAAGCTCTAAGGAGTTCCCCGAACAACAAGTAATCTTGCAAGGAATTTAATTCCTCACTAACAACTGACTAATAATACAGGAGTCAAAACGAAATTATCCACAAACATTGCCTGTTTGTTTGTGGCGTGTTGTTTTTCTGTGCCATATCGTAATCCATCCAAAAACTTTTTTAATTGAATAAAAAAGAAAAGGATAAACGACGAATTAACACCGGCCATTCCGCTCATGACCCTTAAAACATTGTAATTAACAGCATAAACACGGACTTTGGCAGTGGCAGTTCCAGAAACTGTGGGTGATGACAGCACAAGTTGGAGCACTGCATTATCAATTCGTGAAAAATTGCATGACCCAGATGGTTGGTGTTCCTCAGGACGCAGGGCGAAAGAGTACACATTGATACCAGTGTCAGGAGCACGGGTGTGGTGTTGATAAGGTTGAACCACATCGAAGTAAGATCCTTCGCGCTCAGTGAAACGATCCTGTCCATTGAGTTGGAGTTTAGCAGTGACAACCGGATTTTCACCCCAGCAGTGCATATCCAAAGCGGTTTCAGCAAGAACGAAAGTTCCAGCATCAGACACATAAGAACCAGAAACGGGAGTTCCAGAAGCGGCGGCAAATGGTTCATATTGAGCAGTTCCGTTCCAGTCAGAAGTGGCAGAAATATTTTGAACATCACCAGCACCAGGCATCTGGAAAAGACCAGAGGCAGTGATTACAGAGTTGGCACCAGAACCAACACCAAATCCAGCGGCACCAGTTTCCTGAGGTCCACCGAAAGCGTGAACAGCGTTAGGAAGAGCATCAATAGCATCAGTGTAGTTGAATGGCTGAGCACCAAGAGTCCTGAAAAGGACGGAACCAGATTGTAAAGATGAGCAGTAATCGACATTCGCATCCGGTTGAACAACCCACACCAACTCCTTAGTGGGATGGTTGAAATTTAACTTTATCTTGTTCGCACTGCTTCCTACACTCTCATCGCCGGTAAATTGGAGCTGTTCAATCAAATATTCATGGGGGTTCTGTGCCATTTTTCTGCGTTCGTCAGTATCCAAGAAGATATAGTCAAGGTACAATGAGGCAGCTACAAGTGACTGTTGATACGCGGCAGAAACGGAGGCAACACCAGAGAATGCAGGTTGAAGAGTCTTGACGGCCCAGAGAACCTCACCAATGGGACGGAAATCAATGTTAATCTTGACTTCGTGATATTGTAAGGCAATAAGGGGAAGGGCCAATCCTGGATTCCTATTAAACCAAAATAACAAAGGAACGTAAAGAGTGGTTTCAGGAAGAGCGTTACGAGGAGCGCAAACCTGAGAAGGTCCACCAGAGGAAGCGCAAGGTCCAGTAACATTGGCAAAGGTTGGGTCAGTAATATAAGTTAATTGAGTGGTGTTTCCTACAAGCTTGAAGTATCCGCGGAGTTGTTCGGAAGTTTGGGTCAATTGATTCCAGATGTGAAGCCAATCACCATATTGACGATCAATGCGTTGACCGCCAATTTCAACCTCAACTTGAGCAACGATTTGTTCTCCGACGAAATCCAACCAACGGGCATAAACACCATCGTTGTAAGTTCCAGTGGTAGGAACCATAGATTGGTTGATCTCAGGAAGAGTCAATTGCAAATAAGTGCGGTAGATCAAATCACCATTTCTTGAAATGGTGCATGTAACACGGCGTCCAAAATCAGCTTGGCCATTGAAAGTCTGTTCAATACTTTCCATGGCAAAATTGGTGTGTCTTCGGTAAGATACTTTCCAAAAAGTAATCTCAGGTGTTCCAGTCAAAAAAACGTCTTGTGCGCCATCGCTACTACCAGAGTATAACTATAGAGAATTTCCTCTCTATATTCTCTCTATACCTTTTTTAAAGGGTATAGCATTCTTTCGAATGGGGCTAGCCTTTATCTTAAACGATCATTAGCATTTGTCAGATGCTTCACGTCCATTCACGTAAAGTCGTTGAGGTTCAACCATATCCTAACATAACGGACTTAGGTCGCTACCTGCGGATTGCCCTATAATATAAACCTTTTTACTATACCCAAAGCAGTTAACTTTGGCCACTTTGTTGTTTCCAAAAAAGTTTAGTAGTTCATATCTTCAGGGTTTTCCCGCATATTGTGAATGTTGCCAGTATTAGAAAATAAAAGAATTATTTTCTATGATTTCCTATGGGATAAAGGAAATCTACTGACTTGCCCTACTTTTGGTAAGACACGCCCTGAATTAAGGCAACCAGTTGCATCACGAATTACCAGAGTATAACTAAGAAGAATTTCCGCTTCTTATTCTCCCCGTGCTTTTTGAATGGGCACAGAACTCTCTCGAGTTGGACTAGACTTTATCTTAAACGATCATAAGCATTTGTCAAATGCTTCACGTCCATTCACATTAAGTCGTTGAGGGTCAACCATATCCTAACATAACGGACTTAGGTCGCTCCCTGCGGATTGCCCTCTAATATATACATTTTTACTTTACCCAAAGTAGTTAGCTTTGGCCATTTTATTATTTCTAATAAAATTTAGTAGTATATATCTTCAGGGTGTTCCCGCATATTGTGAATGTTGCCATAACAGGTACGTTATAAGTACCTACAATGACTTGCCTTACTTTTGGTAAGACAGGCTCCAGATGCTTTTTGAAGCTCCTCCCATTTTATATTCTCTCTAAAGAAAAAAATTTCGGATAAATTCATTTAATTAATTTAATTAAAAAATAAATAACCCTAAAATATTAAAAAAATAGAGTTTATATAATAAGGGTATCCACCTTTTGTAAATTATTACTTTCAAAACAACTTAAAGAAAGGCGCCCTTATATATTATAGAGATGGATATACTCAAAGCCTTCTCACTTTTTAACGAAGAACACCAAATTAATATTCAAGGAACATTGGAAGAACCTCTTTTTCAAGCAAATCAAATTGGACAATTATTAGGAATTGTTAAAATTAGAAATTCCTTGACAGATTTTGATAATGATGAAAAGGTTGCCCAATTCTCGGGCACCCTCGGTGGAACTCAAGAAATGTTATTTTTAACTGAAATTGGTCTCTATAAATTATTGGGAAGATCAAGAAAACCAATAGCATCAGTTTTCCAAAAATGGATGATAAATACTTTGAAAGAAATAAGAATCAACGGAATGTATCAATTACAGAAAGAAAGAGATGTTGATAAAAAATTATTGGAATCTAAATGTAAAAAAAGTCATCATAATACATTGTTAAAGGCTTTTCATCGTAAAAAAGTAATTTATATTTGTAAATTAAAAGATGTTGATGAAACACATTATATTATTACACCTTTTCTCATTAAAAACGCCCATTTTATTAGGCAAAAAATAAGAAAAAATGTAAAATCAATAGTAGGAATTTCACCTACGATGGTCTTACTTTTTCATCTTCATTGTTTTTAATTGAAGATGTGAAAGACGAAATTTGAAAACATAATGGTCGTTCTTGTTTTTCTATCCAACATTTCGCTAAATTCATTATGTTTATGGAAGAATTAGCATCTCTTGTCCTAAATACGATTTTTTTGTTTTCGCAACTCACGCAGTTAGAACAGACTAATAACCTAAATACTTTCTTCCCTTCTTTATCTTTGTAATATTCCAAATCTTTATTACAATCACAACATTTCTTACTTGTATTACATTCATTTAT